TACACCCCCAATGGTAAGGCTGATTTCTTTTCTATTTCGACCAACCCATATAAAAAATTTATCTAACATCATTCTTCCTTTACAAAATCGTAAGTGCGTTCAAAGATCGGACCATCGCAAATATACAACTCGCCATCAATGCCACGCATTAGGTAATCGCCAGGCTTGCCCTGTTTATAGTTGCCTTCAAGAGTGTTTACTCGAAATTCAAATTCAAATTTCTTTGCATGAACAACAACGGGGCGTTTAACACACGGTCGCATGCCTGGTACTTCTTCAAATGTATCAAATGTTTTCATTCTTCATCCTCTTCAAAGTCAACTACATTGCCATCTTCATCAGCAATAATAATACGAACATTACCTGCTTCATCTTCAATTTCAAGTGGTCCCCAGACCCAACACTCTGTGTCACTGAGATACCAATCGCCGTCACCGTCTTCTTCTAGCGCATACGCACCTTCTTCGCTGATGAGTGCTTCCAAGCGTTCGGCCTCTTCTTCATCGTCAATGCCTTCGATTTCGACACCGCCCCAGCAACCACCATCAAACATTTCCACAAGATCTGTGGAGTCAATGTTGTCACCAATCAAGCTGAATAAGTCCAGGCTGTCCTTCTTACCATCACCGCCTGGTACTTCATCAAACTCAATAGCCGGAAACTCATCATCTGAAGTAAAAATGTTAAATTCTGCACGACGATAACCGTCACGCACGATAATCTTAGCGCCTGGTATCTTGCGATTGTAGAAGTACTCAATCTGTTCGCAAGATTTTTTATAGTGTGTTCTGATAGTCCAAATTGCCATGATTATTCATCCCGATCCATTTCGGTCGTTTCCTTGATCAAGGACTGCAACTGATCTAATGTAGGAACCATGAGCTTGACTGTTTTATAGTCGTTTTCACTATCGCGCCCTGATACTTCAATCATGTACGCATTGTCATACATGTACACAGTGAATGATTCGTTGACTTTGGTCAACTTGTCACTGATTTTGGTTACTGCTTTGGATTTTGCCATCGTGATCTCCTTATCGTGGCGCAAACTCTTGTTGGAGTTTGATGTTGTCAAAGAACTCTTTCTTTGTATTGCCATCTGTGTTAAACGATCCTTTAAGCACTGTAGTCTGCGTAAGGCTAGAGTGTGCCATAATGCCTCGATTCTCACAGCATCCGTGAACAGCTTGAATATAGACTGCTACATTTTCACTGTCTGTTGCCTTGCTAATTTCTCGGGCAATGTCGTTACAAAGTTCTTCTTGTAGTGTACCACGACGAGCACACCACTGAGCAATGCGAGTGTACTTGCTAAGGCCAATGAGCTTTTGAGCGGCAATAATCCCGATATAAGCAACGCCACTGACAGGTTGGTGGTGATGACTACACATACTGCGAAGCTCACTACGGACCACCAGCATTCCTTCATATCTATCTGCTGAGTCATTTGGAAATGCTGTTGCGTCTGGTGCTGGGTCATATCTACCTGCCATTATTTCGTTAAAGTACATTTTGGCCAGCCGGCGAGCAGTACCCTTGCTGTTGGGATCGGTTTCACGATCAATCAGCAACTTATCTAGCACTTGTTCAAATGCCGGTGTTGCTTCATCAATAAGTTTTTCTATATCACCTTCCCACAGGTAATCACTGATGTTGTCACCAGCCCAAAACCTTTTACCATCACGCTTCATCTTAAAGCGAAGATGATCTCCTAGGTAGGCTTCTTGATACCCGCCATCGCCTGTCATTGCGTCTAGTCCTGTTTCTTTGTTTGTCAAATTTTTTCTCCGAGTTAAGGTCGTGGATGACCTTTAATATATTGTAATGTATTTAGATCTAGAAGTCAACACTTTTTAATATTTAAGTTGCCAAACTTGCCAATAAGTATTGGCATGAAAAGAGCAGTGTTACTTGTGCCCAATCCCTGGGACTTTATTCCTCAGTTGACCGATTACAGTATCATGATTATCAATCCTGATACACCACCTGCAAGATTAAAATACCTATTGGACAATGCAGACTGGAGTTTGCTGATCACTGAACATGGTGAGCAACATAGAGATGGTATTTTTATGGCCGAAGAAAAAATGTTTGTTTATACTTCGGGCACCACAGGTGACAGTAAATTTTACTCATTTGGGCAAGCGCAGGTTGATCATTGTGTAGATCAAATTTGCCAAAGCTACCGTCTAACAGCCAATGATCGTTATGTGGGTGTCATGCCACTTTGGCATGCACACGGACAGGCGTTTTATTGGGCAACACAACGAGTCAAATGCCAAGCCACCTTTGTTCCTGTGTCCAAACTATCACAAGTACACACGCACGAGCCTACTTTTATCACAGCAATCCCGGACATTGTCAAAGCATTGTCTCGACAAAAATTCAATCACTTGAGATTTGTGCGCACAGCATCAACTGCATTGCCACCATCTTTTTATCATTCATTCCGAGAGAAATTCAATGTACCCATAATTGAAGCATTTGGCATGACCGAAGCATACAGTCATTGTTTTACCAATCCACTTGAAGGTGAGCAACGAATAGGCACCATTGGCTTGCCCAGCGGTGTAGAAGCCAAGATTGAACAGGGCCGATTGCATATCAAAGGTCCTGCTGTGGTTGCATACGACTGGCTTGATACAGGTGATCTAGCTGATCAAGATTCGGCTGGATATTATAGAATATTAGGGCGAGCAACAGATCGTATCAATGTTCGTGGCTACAAAATGGATCCAACAAATATAGAAACTCAACTGGCAGAATTGTTACCCGAGCTAGACAAGTGCGCAGTATTTGGAACAAACTCTGTAAAATGTATCTATACTGGACCTTGCTCGGTGGATCAAGTACGAACAGCACTGTTAAAAATCAGTCCGTTTTGCCGACCCAATGTGTTACAGTCAGTTGACAGTATTCCAGTCAATACATCAGGTAAAGTGTCTAGAGCCTACCTTGACCAATTGTATTAAAGCATGTTGTAACTGATGCTGGACTCTGTGGAAACTCGACGATTTCCATGATATGTGCCAGTTTCAATTACGGGTTTGGTCACTATACCTGAAGTCATAAAGTTACAATATGGTGCAGTGGTCAGCATCAGGTCCTGACTGCCAAAGAAGTTGGTGGACACAGCAACACATGACCCTTGCCCTAGATGTGTAAAGGCCATAAAGCAATAGCTACTGACATGGCAAAAGTCTTGCAACTGAGTATAGTGCCCCAGTGTCACATGCGATGCAATGCTACAGTGATTGCCAATCACAATATCATTACACACAGCCGTATTAAAAAATTGCACGAAACAACCTTGGCCCATTTGCACATTGGCAAAATGATTGTTGTCACCCACAACAGAAAAATAATGCGGATTCTTATCTGCCAGACGACCAACAATGTACTGTTTGGTTTTGGCGTTGCTTGATGAGGCCATAAACTGACGGTGATCAAACCATTGTTGATTGTTGTTTTCTATATCTTCTACTCGGGCCAGCATTGTGTCTGGTCGTACACGAACAAAATAATCATACATCATTCTGTTGTAGTAAGTGTCACCTACAAAGCACAACGGCTTAAAACGATCATACAAAACATTGTACCTGATGTTGTCTAAAATCATATGATCTCTAGCTGACTGCAATCTGGATAGTCAAAGTATTTGTCAATTTGCTCAACAAACTGGCCTTGTGCTAGTTTGTTTAATCCTTCTACACATTCTTCTGGTTTCATGGTATAGTGGTAGCCCACACGAAAAGTCTGTTGATTTTCCCAAGGGCTGTATTGAAACAGGTCCCGACCATCTGACCGCATCATTGATGCTGATCTATACAATTCAACACTATCGGTCAACAAACATCCACCACGACTCAGCTGTAATGGCTTGGTACGCCCAAAGCTGATGCATTGTACGGTACCAGCACGATACATGCCCGGTGTAAATTCTCTAGCACAGTCCCAGATGTTGCTGCCTTCAAACTGATAACTGATACGCCAAGGCTGGTCAGTCATGACATACTCAACGCCTACCTTGTGCAAGGTCATTGGCACACTTAGATATGTTCGTGCAGGGAATGTCACAGCAGAGCCATCATGTGCCAGTCTAAATGCAATTTCTATAGCATGACTGCAACAATCTGTTGTGACACAATACGGCGCTCCAGTGAACTTGGCCACAGCAGATTCAAATGCTAAAATAGCATCGAACGGATTTTTATAGTCGGTGATATTGATCATTTTTTACATCCAGTTATTTGCATGGTATATCTTGGTTCTGTGCCGATGTTGCCGGCAAAATGCGGAACATCATAGTTCCAAGCAACCCAATCTCCTCTGCGCCAATTCAGACAAGGTTCTCCGTCCACTTCCATATAGTGGCCGCTTTTCCAATCTTCCAGGAACACAATGCATCTCCAAATCACACTGGGATCTGTGATGTTGAATTTGGTTTTGTAAGAACTATAGTGATCAGCATGCACAGGAAACATGTCTAGAGTATTCATGCGAAAGAATCCTATACCCATGTGTTCCCAATCAAACAATTTTAAAAAAGGGTCGGCATAGTCGGGCATGGGATTGGGCATGCCATACAGCGCACCATTTAAGGTGATGTTGACATAACCTTCGTCGCGCCAACGCTGTTCATCCCAGGTATTTTTGATAGGCAAATAAGTGTAGTCCAATGACTTGAAACTGTCATCCCACCAAGGATCCACATGTCCGTATCGATATCTCTTATTCACTTAGATGATCTTGTTTTATTTCTCTTATTCGACAGCCTAGCTTTTCTGCAATAAGGTTCTTGAGTGCAATGCGAGAATTGTTGTGATTTCTTATTTGTATGGCACGACTGCCTATGTCTGCCAGTGACAGTTCTGATTCTCTTCCAGATTTTAATTCAGCTTCCAAACTCCAAATTTTTCTGTGTATGTTGCATAGCTGTGCGAACTCGTCCATGACTTGATTAGTATCAAAATTTGACAACTGGCCAGCATAAAAATCCAACTCTTCTTGATTGGCTTGAGTTTTTTCAAATTTAAGCAGGGCAATTGCATACCTATCTATCAATTCAATCACAGGAAAAAACACAGTCATAGGTACAAGCTCTCAATTTTCTTTGGTTCGTTTATTATATTTTGTATTTGTATATTACTAATATTTGGCCTACAAGGTTGGCAAAGCGCAACATTGGTACGATTATATATCTCTGTGTGCCGATCGCCCATCCATAAATCACGGAAGTCGCCTGTGTCCCAGTCGGCCAATTCAAACTGTGGATTGCCTTTGCCTTCACAACAGATGTAGATCTTGCCGTTGGCACAGAACACAGGAAAGTGATACATTTGATGACATTTTTTATAATTGCGCGGAAGGGTTTTGTTGGTATTGATCCAATGCGGCAATTGATGTTTTTCACTCAATTGTGTTAACATTGCCAGGTGTTGCTCGGTGATAGGGTGTGCTTGTGAGTTCACAATCACTGGACGGAAGTACAGCATGCGCCCACCCACTCGTTTGACCAACGCAAACAGATCATCAAGAGCTTGATAGTTATCATTGAGTGGGTTGAGCAGACATTTGAAATCTACATTGACACCTGCTTCAATCAATGCCTGAGCATTGGTTACCACACGGTCAAACAAACTCTTTGCTGTAAGACTTCGGCGTATTTGTTCATACAGGTCTTGTGTGCCTGCATCAATGTCTATACCGATCCAGGCAATTTTGCGTAATTTCTCAACTGCTATACTATCTAATAGTCGATCTAAGTTTGATCCATTGGTAGTGATGCTGGTCAAAAATCCCAAGTCAATTGTGTGTTCAATCACATGTTCATATCCTGTCAGCACCGTGGGTTCACCGCCTCCGGGATATGTTATTGTATGTGTGGTGCCATAACTGCGAGGAGTATGAGCTCGCCATCCAGCCAGCTTGTCCAACAAAGAGATGTATTCGCTGTACTTTTTTTGTACTGGTTGTTCTTTGCGGAAAGTAGCACTGTTGCAGTAGTAACAATCTTGGTTGCAAACATTGGTCAAATCAATGTCTACCTGTGCAGGCAGCAACTTCATTGTGTCTTTGTTCTGCATCCAGTGGACTAGTTCAGCATATTGATACATTGGTTTCTATAATTGAGTTTACAATGTTGTAGTTTTTGTCAAACTCGCCGTTGAAAAACTTCTGCTGATTGGCAAGTCTACGGGCACGAGTTTGACGATACAGCGCAGACAGATCCTGAGTTACCAACAAATCAAGTAATTCGTGTACACGATCAATTCGCAAGCGCCAATCAGGCTCATTGTCGTAGTACTTATGGTCAATTAAATCATCAAAAGTATCTACACCTTGATCACGCAGATATGCCACAGTACCTGGACTGCCTATAATCAAAAAGAGTTGTCCTGCCGCTATAGCTTTCCAGGTTTTTTCTGTGACAAAGAATTCAGAAATCACATGAGTTTCTGCAATCAAGTTTATATAAGCATCAGTAAAAGCAGGTATGTTGATAGTAGGACCAGTATAGGTTGCTTCAAACACATGGGCAGACAACGAACCTTTGATCATTTCCCATTGTACCAGGGTTTGTGCATCAAGTGTAACATCGTTGTTACGAACTATTTCTCTGTTGGAAAAACTCATACAACAGTCTTTGAAGTAGGATTTGTTGCGCAACTTGATGTAGTTGTATATTCTGTGCGGTCTTGCTTTGGCATTTAAACACCCAATTTGATATTGTCGGACATCTGAGCCGATACCTTGATCAGACAACATCTTTATGGATGCATGATACCAATTTGGATGGAATAACATGCGAGGTTTAGTCAAATGATCTTTAGGATCGTGACTTAGTAATATAAAGTTTATCTGTCCTTGCTCTAGAATGTCGTAAACCAGCTCAACTATGCCCGACCACATTTCAGTACTCAAGTTAGCCACGACCAGTTGATACTGTTTTAACTTGGCCACCTGATCATGGTGTACAACTATTTGACCATCCACAAAGTCAAATATCCCAGCCTCGCCGGCATTTGTAAAGTAAAATACATCAGGCCGATCAAGATGTTTCCAGTGCCTTGATTCCAGTTGATGGAAAACAGAGTTCATTGATTATACCAGTTCCAAGCATGTGTAATCATGTCGTCAAGGTCGTATTTGCGCCAGTCTGGGCATATTCGAGTAAACTTATCTGCACTTGCAGTAAGTTCAGGAGGATCGCCTGGCCTGCGTTGGCCTTCAAATACTTTTAATTTGAGACCAGTGATTCTTTCTGCGGCAGCAATGATATCTCGTTTGCTTTGACCTGTGCCTGTACTTAAATTATACACACCAGCCGTGACATCGCTATTCAATGCCAATACATGAGCATTGGCAATATCATCCACATGAACATAATCACGAATGCAAGTGCCATCTGGGGTTGGATAGTCTGAACCATAGATATTAAAATCCTTGTTGTCCCGCAAGCATTCTAGTACTCGTGCAATAATATGCGTAGCATCTGGTTCTTGGCCGTGACGACCTTGTGGATCAGCACCGCATGCGTTAAAATAACGGAATGCAACATAGTCAAGACCGTATGCTTTGAGATAACTCTCCAGCATCATTTCGATCATGAGTTTGCTTTCGCCATATGGACTAATTGGTTCTTTGGGATCAACTTCATGACATGGAGTCATGATAGGTTCGCCGTATACAGCCGCACTGGAACTAAAAATAAATTTAGTTTTTGGTCTTATGTCACGAATTTGATCCAGCAATGCCAGAGTCTTTACCACATTATTGCTATAGTATAAATCAGGTTTGGCTATGCTGGTTCCAACTAGGCTGGTCCCAGCACAATGAACAATTGCCCGGGGTGCAGTATCAAAAATTTTATCAAATGACAGTGTACTTGAAAAATCCTCTTGCAAAAATTCATCATATGAGCTGATCAAATGATCTGGGCAAGGACGATGATCTATACCAACTAGATAATGACCTTGTTCTTTTAGCTTTAGTGCAGTATGGCCGCCAATGTAGCCACTTGCACCTGTAATAATTATTCTACTCATTCTTCAATCTTTACAACATGATATTTGTCACGAGCCACATGATCACGATAGCGATTGCCGGCTCTGTTCCATTGTTCGCCTTGACCAGAGATGATGTCAATCACGCGATCAATGGTGCCGTTGTTCCAGTCACTGATAAGACCCATGTTGTGATGCGGATCACGCAACAAGTTTTGCATCTTGTGATAGGCATCATCTATGCTCCAGGGTACATATAAACGGTTGGAATCGTTGGCAAAGGTTTCTGGAAAACTGCGATAAGCAGGATATAACACATTACAACCAAGAGTGTCCGCTTCTGAAACTGTGTTCGAGACCCAGTCCTGCAAAGCGCAATTAAACAGCACACGAGTATTGTTAAGATGATCATAGTATTCATTCTTTGTGATGTTGTCAAAGATTTGGAGTTTGCCATCTTCTTCCATGCGACGAGCACGATCAACAAATTCAGGATTGTTGGATCTCAATGGACCGCCACTGTAGATTGCAAACTCACATGGTTCCGTAGTGAGCTCACTATACATTTCAATGAGATCCATAAAGAAGCCAGGCTGTTTTTCTTGATCAAAGCGAGCGGCGAACCCAACTCGTCTTGGGCGATCAACAAACGGGCGGATGTTGGCACCGCCGCCGATGCGCTCTAACACTTCCGTTTTGCCAAATGCCAGGCCAGAGATGTTGTAGATTGGAGCAGACCATCCAGCAATCCGCATGTGTGCAACCATCTCTTCATTGGTAGCAAGCACAGCACCATTTGACTTTTGAACCAACTCATTGACCATTTTTTCATAGGTGCTCATCCAACCTGCCATACCCCAAACATGTACAAAATCATCTGGGTCAATGGCCTGTGCCAAACAACGCACAAAAATTCTTGGACGCAACTGCGCAGGAATTTGGTCCATGATATACGGTAAGGATTCAATACCTGGCTGGAACATGTCTTCAAAGTAGATGACATCCTCACTGGTGACTTCACCTTCACGCATCATGCGAACCAGATTCATCATCTGGCTCATAGAGAAGTAACTGCGCCCATGTGCATCCAGCACCTGTCCGACCACAATGCTCTTGCTGTTGTCTAGTGTTTCGCCAGGCACATAAACAACATCAAGTTCTCGACGATCAAACACACGCCGGTTCCACTCTGTTAGTTGTAGTGTGTAACGGGCTTCGTAGCTCTCAAGCCCCATGTAGTATAGTTTTCTCATGCTAGTACACTACCTTTAATCAATTGCGGTAGCCTGCAAATCGACGAGTGTCCTCATCCCACATGTTCTTGGCATTCTTGCCAGAACTCCATTTGTTATACTGTTGCCATGCATAACTCTTGAAGTTATACAAGTCCGCTTCGTTGTAGCGATACCCAAAGTCCTGGCAGAACTCATAGAGTTTTTCCAGATCATCAAAGATCTCATACACACGAGGGTTGGGTTTAAATGTTGGCTTGGCCATACTTTTCCTTTAGATTTTAATTGACATACTAGGGCGAGAAATTTCATATTTGATCAAAGCACCGTTCTCACCATCTTCGGCCACTTCAATCCAGACCGCACGGTCAGGATACCTTTGAGCAATTTGCAAGTACAGATCGTCTGATATCATTTCGCAACTTTTAAAGTTGAGTTCCAGGGTTCCACCGGCATACAGTTTCTCTAGCCAGCGTTTGAATTGGATAAATTCAATATCGCGATCGTTGTGAAATACATCAATCCACACACGGAAGTGAAAGATGTGTCTATGAGGTACGCCAAGAAAGCTCACATCGTATTCATCACCTGTTGCTAGTGCAGGATCAGTTGCGGCAGCAGGATACTTGTGGATGCCTTCTTTGCGGAATGTGACCCAGATTTTTCTATCTGCGTATTGTTTAATTCTGTCAATTTTTTCTCGTTGCTCTTGATTCATATTTTCTTCCATAATCCCATCCAGCTATTATTTTTGCTTTTTGTTTTAAACTTTTGTCCTAATTTTTCAAATTTGACCATTTGATATCCCATTGCCTCGAGTGCAGTTTTATACGGTTCAGTAGGAAATACAACGCTAAACGGTATATTTTTTTTCTGGGTCACTTGTCGCATTCCCGGATTGTTCATAGGTTCGAGGTCTATTGTGACAGCATATATAGTGCTGTTCCGGTGTACAGTGGTATATTCATGATTTGTATCTGTAAACAAATTAATCTTGTTTGTAAGCCAGCCAGATGCCGCATCAGTATCTACACTGTCAAGTACCAGGTACTCGGGATCAGACTGATTTACAATCAGCTCTAACAGCTGAAAAGGATTATGCAAGTGATAGAATACTCCGCAACATACTACAACATCCATTTTATGCGGCTCTTTGTAATATTCAAATATATCTTGATTAATTATATTAGCTGTGGTAAACTGCTCGGTTAACTCTTGACAAGCATTTGTATCTGCCTCGACTAATGTCAACACTGATGGGCTATTGTTTACAATACACGGTGTTTGGGTTCCTTTACTAGGACCAATCTCTAATGTTGACTTTCCAGCACACACATGAAAATACGATTTTTCAATGTATTGGTGATACTTTGAATTCTGATTGTTAATGTCGTGCCGTGACCAATCTTTGCCATTAAATGCTTTCATCTGCATTCATCCTTGGTATATTTAGACCAATCGGTAAACACTGATCGTTTTTGTAATGTGTGCAGACTATGACACCATACACCCGGATTGGTTGCCGCAAAGTCCTTGTCATCTATTTTAATAGTGGCATTGTACCCCAGTTGTCGTATGTAAGGTATCTTGACAGAGATCATGGGAATAAAATTATTGTGCTCACACAGGCCAGATTCTAACAGACCTTCCACTTGCGAAACATCAATGTCCAATGTACATTGATATCCTTGATCCAACCATTGTTGAATCATGTTTTCCCAAGGTGTCCAAAACACACTATCGTTGGTGCGTATGCTAGACGGAAAGCTCATGTTAGCACCGAAGTAAATGTGCTCACAGTCAGCCAGTTGATCTTGTATATCTGTTGCGGATTGTAATCCTACTACAAACAATGTTTTCTTGCCAAATGCAGGAGTGTGTTCTACTTCTGTTCCAGTAAAGAACTTGACGTTGTTGTGGCCTTCTCTATTCATTGCTGTTCCTGTTCCAATTGATCTAGTGCTGTGGTATCTAATTGTACACTATCATCCTGATCTGTGTCAACTTCAGTTTTATCGAAACTGAACAATGCAGTGAACTGTGTTCTGGCATTTACCGTTTTCTTACCTTTGAAACCACGAGTGCCCACAATGTCCATCCAATATCTATTGTAGTGTTCTATAATGGCCTCTGCACTGTCTCTGTCAGGGGCGGAAAAAATAGCATCCACAATGTCTTTGAACCGGGCATGATCGCCATTTTCATTCCACATCATTTTGGGCCAGGTGCCAGTATCGTAATCACGATTGGCTCGTTGTACTGATTCCAAATGCATCCACACATTGTGACCCATGAGCAAAGCATAACTGAAGCTATCCCATGAAGTTTTGCCCCACTTGCCGTTCTTGTTTTGATCGGGCAATACATCATACATTGTGGGATCTTGAAAGTTTTCTGGTGTAAGTGTAACACCAGGTTTGGCAACACCTGGCTTGTAAATGCAAATGTCTTTCATTTGCAAGTGTCGGCTAATTGGTGATTCGTCAAAGTGATCAACAAATCCTTCTGCCGCCACAGTTGGACCATAGGGCCGTGTGTCAGTGGAGTACTTTTTGTCATCCACAATGGGGCTCATTCGGTAGGACCATTTTTCGTTGTGCGGCAACGAGATTTCGTGATACACCTGACCATTTGCAGTGGCCAAAAACGGACTGGCACAATCAAACGAGATAGTAAAATCAGGATTGACATATTTTCTCACAGCTCGCTGAATATCAGTGAGCAATACCGCCCACTCCAGTTTGCTTGTGCCCAAGAAGTGCATCCAATCATGTTTGCCCTGTTGCAACAAGTTATCATAGCGCAATGCTACCAGGCGTTTGAGCACCAGATGCACATCACACATGTTCTGTCCGCCCATTGACCAACCGTTAAAGTGAGTGTCTGGATACTTGACAGGGTCACAGTACTCTTTCATGGTTTGATACCAAGTCTCTGCACTGGTGTGATTGTCACCTTGTAACACATTCAAGAACTTGGCGCCACCATTGGCAACTCCTCGACGATGCTTCATGAAGTATTCATTGTTGAACTTGGTAGCATCCACTGCTTCTTGTAATGTAGTAATCTGACACGCTTTGCTGGCTTTCTTGTCATGAATAACCCAAGTGGGAATATCTAAGATCATTCCGTAGTCGGCAACATTGTCCAACCAATTAAGAATCAGTTCACGCTTCTTTTGAGCTTTGGGACAACCAGAGTTAGCCTTCCAGTCGCCTTCCCACAGGCCTTTGGCAATCTGGAATCCACCTGAGTCGCCAAGAATAAAACTGCCCGGCTCACGATTACGAATCATGTCCTCTGACCAGTCCTGCTTGGCCAAATCTAAATTGGCATGCCCACCCGAGTACAATGACCAACGATACGGGAACAGACCTTTTTGACTGTTAAGCCAATTGAGCTGTTCCATATCAGTAATGCCTTGCGGCAATCGTGCAGGATCAACATAATTCTCGTTTCTTTGTTTGCCCACAAAGGTAGCATAGAAGCCACTGATTGCAGGCAAAAACACAGCATAGTCGTTTTGTTTAGCAGTTAAATTGTCTTGAGTCATTGTTGTTCTTGTTTGACCAGTGCTACCATGATTTCAAGTTTTTCTTGAAGGTCCTTGACGCCTGGGTGTTGCTTGGCCAGTGCGTCAAGCTCTTGTTCTCGTTTGAGTTGTTGTTGAGCCCACTGCAACGCCTGTTCAGCTTCCTGAGTCAAGCCGATTGATGAAGTTTGTCCCAGCTGTAACCAAACAGCCCCGTCGTTGACTTCTAGTTGTTGAATGTTTGAGTTGTACCTCACCATGCCACTACCAACAGCGCCTGGACTGATATAAGGTAAACTAGTGGGGGTCACCATGATTGACCCTGAACTTGAGACAAGATTTTTGATCATTATTTGCTTTGTGCAGGCAAAATGTAGTTGTATGTGGCAATACCTGAATCCACAGTGATCTTGGCAGCACCGTCGTCACTGATACGAATTGTTTTGTCACCGGTCAAACTCAAGATACCAATAAACTGCGAAGCAGGCCAACTCCAGGCTCTTTTGAGTGCACCACCTACCCCTGCATGGAACACAAAGTTACCGGCGTGAGTCGAATGATCACCAAAGAAAAACTTCAAGTCGCCGTTTTCAGTTTTGGCCTGAAAGTTTGGCTCTTCTGCATTGGCCTGTGCCTGCATTTTAAGACGCAGGATTGCGGCCACTTGTGGTTCAAATTCAATGTGCCAGTTGACACCTTTAAACTTGGGAGTTTTCAACTTGTCACTGACCACTTCTGAAGTCATGAAGCGATAGTTGTTGCGAAAGTCACCGGCTGCATTTTCAAAAGCAATGCCATCGGGCGATTTATCCGACGCACGATGTGTCATGCCAAGTTTGGAGTTTTCTTTATACTCCTGCAAGTTCAACAAAATCTTGAGCTTGTTCAAGTTTGGCATGCCAAATGTACCAACAAATTCTGGCACAGGATTTTTAAATTCACCCTCGACCACGACACTCAGGTCTTCGGCAATACCTACGATACTGGTCACGCTGTCGTCACCAGTGATTTTGATCAAGTCAATAAAGCCGAGATCATGTGTGTGTTCTACTAAGTCTAAAAGATAATCTTTCATTGTTTACTCCTATAAGTGTTTATTGTATACGGTCTATTTAGATTTTACAACTGTTTTGGCATTATTTTTGCCATGTTTTGTCCACCTCGGAGACTCACAATGTCTCCAGGGCGTTTAAACTCGAACCAGGCCGCATTGGCTTCCAGTGTGTTTTGATATTCAAATTCAAACCCAATTGATTCAGCATATGATCTTATTCGACCTCCTGGTGTGTAACACATAAAACTCTTTTCGGCCAATATCACACCCGAAGCATGTTCACACTCGTTGTAGGTAAAAATAATTCTGCCGCCAGGTCGCAGTTTTTCATATAATTCATCAAGGTATCTGCAGATAACACCAAGTGGTTTGTAATTGAAATAATTGTAGGCAAACACAAACCCAAATTGTCGGTTGGGCAATAGAGTCATCAGTTCGCCATCGGCCCTGTCATCGATGGTATAAGGGCGTAGTCTTTGTTGATACTCTGCAGAAAATTTGGTCATGGCAGGCGCCAACAAATCCTCATGTTGATCCACAAGGTATAACGGATCCATTGGAACCAGGTCCTCAATAAATGATTCTTGTCCTGGACGGAACAACAATCCGGGCAGTCTCCAATCAGTGTATCGCTTGATTCTAAACTCTAGCTCTATACGATTCTGATCGCTGACACTGAGTTTGCGGTTTAAAATGTACTCATTGGTTTCATAGCACATTTCATCCTCATACAGGCGACGACTTTGTGCATAGTACTCAGGTTCCTGCTGTTCAATCATTTTTAGCAGTTCAGCTTTGAGCACACTCAATGTTGTGTCAAATTGTGCAACCGCCCGATTGATATTGTCTAGATCAGTGTGTAAATCATTGGCAAGACTGCCTACCTGAAGCGAATGTTCAGCAACAGAATGTAATATAGATTCAAATCTGTGCTTGGCATCAACAAAGTTAGGCTGTTGTGCGTCTTTGTTTAGATGATTTAGATAATCGACAATGTTACTGAGTTTCATTCAAATGAGAACAATGAAGTAAAAGTATTTTCTGTGTTGGTAGCACTTGCAAGATCCCAATCCAACACACCCAACAAGTTGTCGATCTTTTGATCCACCACAGTTGCTTCCATCAGCCCATCGTCAAACGGCAGTTCAACAAACCACTGTGGCAATCGCTGTTCATCTGTGGGATAACCAATTGATGTCCACCCGAGTGCGTTAGACTTGAGCTTGCACACAATGGTTTTCATGCCGTCTACAATCTGCATTGAGTAATTGTCCGAGTTCATCCGGCGCATGTTATTCCAGTTTAGTGCGGCTCGCACATGCCCGGGCATGTTGGCTTTGCCTTGTGCGGATTCTGCGGCTGAATACTTGGTCAAGTTGTTCACACGCTTGGGACTACCTTTCTCCCAACCAGGTCGCTCTTTGAACTCATACTTGAATTCTCTAATGCGTTCAATGATTTCATCTCGTTGAATACCAGCTAGCACTTTATTTAGAATTTCCAACAAGAACTCTTGAATAACCTTGGGCGTATCTGAACGCTTGAGATCCAGGCCCATGGCTTTGGTTTTGCCAATTTTGCCATCCACATCCAGTCGCTTGCCTTCCAGATCAATGATGTTCACAGCATAGCGTTTCTTTGTAATAAACAAACTACGGTCTGCTACCAGTTCGCGACCGGCTGCAATCAATCCGCCCATTTCTCGCGGACAATGAAATGCCTGTTCCATAAAGCCTGGAAAGCTCTCATTGGCCTGATCAGCAATTGAATCATACAAGGCAATGCAGGTTTCTTTCGACCAGGCCATACGCCCTTCTTCAACTTCTTTCTTTAGCACAGGCCATGCAGTAAAATAACAACTGTCAGTGTCACCGTAAATGATGGCTTTGCCAGTGTGATCATATTCTCCTGTGATGCATTCGTTGATAAATGCATCCATGTGCTTGGCAATGCTACGACCAGTGAGAGTGGTTGACTGTCCAATACGCTTGTCAAAGAATCTACAACCTGGATTCAAAATAGCACCATACAGGCTATTCAAGTTAATTTTTTTGACCAACTGTCGCTTGTCCCAAAAAGCAATTTCCTTAACATCCTTGGCATCTTTTTTCTTGGCCTGCAATTCCTTGCGTTCAGCATACCAGCGTTCTAGCAAGCCTGGAATTACACCCTTTTTCTCGTAAGTAAAGATAGTGCCATTGGCCGACAGTATCCAAGGTTGATTGCTGTCAAACATCTTGGTCCAAATTTCAGCTGCCGAGTGTGTGCTTTCGCCACCGTCTTGCCAGTCAATGGTGATCTCTGTGCCACGCTGTTGTTCCATCACAGCAGTATACTCCAAGGAAGCAAACAAGCCCTCCCATGCTGCCGCAAAGCTCATGCCCTTGCTAATGTTTTGTTTGATCAAATGATCAGTCATGATTGGGCGCAGTTGCCCTACAATGGTTTCCGGACCCATGTTCAACGCACGAATTGCTGATGGATACAGACTGTTGATGTCAACTGATCCAATCCATTCGTGTATACCTTTCTTGGGATAGGCAACATACGCACCGGCTGCCTGATTCTCCTCACTGTCGTTGCGTTGTTTACGATTGGGCACAACCATGCCACGCTCATGAGCTTCATTGATAATGGCCTGCTCAGTCACTGCTACGGCACCCATTGTGGTCTGCAATAGTACTGTGTTGGCATGCGCCAATTCACTGGCCAAGCTCAAGAACTGTAACTTGCGATCTAATTTGTGTACCAACAAAGTATCTTGACGATTGTACTCAATGAACTTTTTAAAGTGTTGATTGTACAACTGATCTAGTGTGCCTTCAAACTGTGTCTTGCGCTCATTAAGTTCGTATTCGCCAATGGCATCCAAACTGTACGAATGACGCTCTTCATATGTGTACTTGCGATACAATTGCATATAGTCCATATGCACACGACCAATCAAATCATATGTTTGGCTCTCACTGCCAAAGCGTTCAAACATACGCATCTTGGGCAGTTGTCCCCACAAGCAGAATTTTCGTGTGTCGTCTTTGCTGAGCACACGAGTACATCTGTTGATGGTATAGGGAATATCGTAGCCTTCTGAGTTCCAACCAGTCAACACATCTGCATCATCTATGATGTCTAAAAACATCTTGATCATGTCTTCTTCTTGTTCAAACAAGAAAGTATTGTCAAACTCAGCTACCAACTCTTGCGCAGTTTCCCAACTTAGGCCTTTGGGCGGTACTGCCAGTGTGATCAACTGACCCAACCAATCTAGATAAACTGAAATAGCAGTGATAGGGTTGAATGGATCTTCAACTGGAGAGAATCCACGGTCCTTGTCAAAGTCCACTTCAATGTCGAAAAATGCTGTGTGCAGTTCAGGGGCGTCTTGGTCTTTGTAGTTTTCTTCCAAGCAACGAAAAATAGGATTGATATCACTCTCATACAATTGCTTGCTGGAGTGCATGCGAACTTCTTTGCGGAATTCCTTGTTGTTGCGTGTGCTGAATCTACTTACAGAATTGCCATAGATGCTTTTGAACTTACCTCTAGGGTCGTCATAGTAAAAGATATAGTTGGCTGGATATTCTTGATATCGGCGAATACCATCTCGACGCTCAACAACATGAATACGATCGTGCTCACGATCAAATAGTGCGTCAATATAACTCAAAGTTCTATCACCTTATTAAAAATACTGTCAAAAAAATCCGGCTGTTGATATCTAACCTTCCAGGATTTTAATAATTGTTGGTTATGTAAACTTGTATTATACAGCATATCAGCATCATAATCAATCGGATCATTGATTAAAAAATTCAATAACTGTTGTTGGCGTTCGTGCCAACTCAGTTGATCTAGGTGATACAGATCTAAATTAAACTGAAATCCCAAAGATTTTAATACAGCAATACCGCCTTTTTGACAAAATGGCAATACAAAATTTGTAGATTGCAATGCTCTAAGTAACTTTTCGGTAAAGCACCATTGATTTCGATCATCGTCAACTGCAAATGTTTCAAGTACCAATGAATATTTAGAATCCTGAATCAACGGTAGTAAATTATATTCTTCGACAAAGTTACGATATGGCACTTGATTTTTTAAACTTTGATACGCTTGTTCAAAATGTGGTAATTGGTACAAAGCATGCTGTTGATGTATGTAATCAAATAACTCTTTCCCGGTCAACGAACTATAGATAGTTAATTGTTTTAACAATAAACTAACATATCCTTGGTCCAATAGATTATGATGATATAAAAAATAAAACCAGCTTTGTCTAACTGAATCTACTCGTTGAATAAAACAATTATATAATTTAGTTGGATGAATATTGTTGGCAGGAACATCATATGATGCAGTTACTCCTAACAATTCTGGACAACTAAAAAAATTTACAAATTCTAAATCATCAAACTTTAATATATTATCAGTAATTACAAACAGTACCTTACCTGATTCTGCACAGATTTGATTAATTTTTTTCCAATAGTTGTAATCAGAAATCAAATCAAACAGCCACATGTGAACAATTTTATCTCTGTTGCTATATTTTATAGAATTTATAAACTCAATTTCAAATGGCGCAATAGAGATAAAATCAATATTATTGGCTTGGCAGAGATTTTTTACACGATCTATTAGACCCAGCCGCTCGGCTCTCCATTGGTGCTGATCAATACTGTCTATTTCGGGTTGATTATTCAAATATGCCATGATACATTCTTGTAGTGTAAGAGCAAATTATTGTTGTTATTTTAATTTTCGTGTTCGTTTGTTAAAAACTGTGGCCCAGGTACCTGATTGTAATATATTCTTTTTAACAATAGAGCAAGCACCAATCAACACATGATCCGCAATGGTAATTTTATCATACACAGTGGCATCCAACCCAAGTTGGCAATACGCACCGATGGTGGTACCACCAGCGACCACAACCTTGCCACTGATGTAAGTTCCTTGGCCTATCAAGACTTGATGTGCAATAAGAGTTTGGCTGTGAATCAAAACATCATTGCCTACAATGCCGCCGGGATATATCACGCTGTTTGGATACATAAACACTCCTTGCCCTACTGTGGCTCCTGTCACAGTGGAACTTGGGTGTACATAGCTAAATCTATCAGCTTGATGAGTATCTAGATGACGACATATTTTCTCTCTCAATTCAAAATCCTGCGAGATCAAATTAATGTACTGATACCCCCTGGTGCTTGGGTCATGAAAGAAACTGACAGGAAGTCGAAAAAACTCCTCAGGAGTAAATTTCATTAAATCAATATTGCGATCGTGTTTCAGGTAAGTTTTTAAATCGTGATAAGTTGCCGAATCATACGATATTGCCACGCATGGTTTGAGTCTCATCAACTGGTCCAGTCTTAAAGGGTTTTACCAACAGTTTCCAAAATTGTTTCCAACAATTCATGGTCGTGTTTTTCTTTACCAAATTCTGCTTTGTGGGCTAACTTGATAGCTTTTTTAAGCACAGCAGGTTTGATTTCCAATTCTTCAGCTATGGCTTTTACTGTGTCATTCAAGCCGCCTTGAAGTGTGTCAATTTCATGCATGACTTGCATGCCTTCGTTGATAATCTGTATTAATTTGATCTTTTGATCGCCATTGAAAGTTTTCTGTTCCATGAGATAGTCCTTTAAAATTGTATTTTACAGGTATGCTGCACTAATGTCAAATTTTAATTTACCAAACAATCATTGCATTGTTGGTGTAATCTTTTATTAAGTCTTGATGTTGATCTATTAGATGCTGGTACGGCTCGATTGTACTTACCTCTCCGGGAATTATCAGTTCGGGATGATGGTACGATACTACAGCCAAACACCAGGGATTCCAAAGCCGGCTATCTAAATAAGTTCTTGGATCCGGACAAGACTGACGATATATTTCAATGCTGTCAAATATAATGTTTTGATTCGGATGGTATTTGATATTGTAACTATCCAACAAGGCAAACAATTGGTCACAAAATGCTTTGGGATTTTCAAATACCAAATTGTAATTTAAATCAGCTGACTTATAGTCCCACTCTATTTTGCCAAACGCATTTAAATACAAATCTTTTTCAGTGAGCTCTCTGTATTGATCAATTTTAAAAAAACTGTTGCATAGAATATTCCATGTGCATTGTCCTGAAAAATTGACATTGCCTTGCCAGTGAGATAATGTTATATTGGGGCTTTGTTTGGTCTGATGAAAATTGGAATGAGAATTAAAGTGCGTACAATTGGTATTGTCCTCGAGCGATCTTACTACTGTACCTAACCAATTGCCGCCTGCACCTGGTGGATATTTTAAATAAATCATAAAAATAATTGCTCACTTTGTGGGTTCCGGTAGCGAATCGGATTACCAAGCCCAGCAGCCGGGCGCCCTCGCAACTAAGTGCGGTCCTAAGGGTGTTCTGTGTTGTTGTATTATCGTTCTTCGATGTAATCTGCAGATTGATCTTTTTGGGCTCTGCGAGCTTTGAATAGTTCGCATGCCATGGCAGCATCGTCAACGCTTTTAAATCTGCTGGGCAGACTGCGACCTTTGCGACGGATTTCAAAACCTGCTCCTTCGTCGCCGTGAATTTCAAACATGATACCCGGTCCACATTCCATGGTTTTTACAGGAGCCTGTGGTTGTGCCAATGCACTGTCAACATGATCTTCAATGTCATGCACAGTTTCAGGATCAGTTAGTTCATAATCATTTTCTTCAAGTTCATCATCAGCTGAGTCAGACTTGGTCTGAGTTCCAGGCTTGCTGGGGTTTTTATCAGTTACACCATCAACTGCTTTGTCTTTGAGATCACTGTCAGCTTTGACTTTTTGTTCCAGCTGGTCAAGATAATGTGTCAGGTCTTTCTTGACCTTGCTCAACATATCTTCTTCAATTTCTGCCATGGCTTCTGACAGGGCATTACCGTGAGGCTCGACACTTTCATCTGCACCCACAGCATATCCTGCCATTGGATGCTTGGGATCTTTTTTAGAGCCAAGTACTTTTATACCATGTGGTTTAAACAGCGCAGGCAGTTGTGGTACTGATTTTTGTTGTGCGTTTAGTCCACTCTTGACAGTGGTTGGAGTAATTTTATTCTCCAACATTGTTAATCGTTCTAGTATTGATCTAATATCGTTGCTCATGCTCGCTCGTCTTTCAAGAAACTTCTCAGCATCCAGCCATGCTTTTGTTGAGCATCAATGCGTTCAGCTATAAAATTAGCAATGCCTTGTTGATTTTCTTGTTCAGCAGTGGCAAATGTTTCGTTGAGTAGATTCAGCAGTTGGTTGTTATTGGCCAACAGTTCTTCGATCATGAGGCGAGCACGAGGGATCTTGGTTTGTCCTTCGATAATTGAAAGTTCACTAAAGCGTTCGTAACTGCCAGGTGCGTAATCACCTAGTGCTCTAATGTATTCCGCTGTTCGGTCTATACTATTATCATAGACTTCTTCGTATAGGTTGCCAAAAAACTCGTGCAGTTGTGCGAAGTCTGGGCCTTCCACATTCCAATGGAACAACTGGGCCTTGAGACTGAACGCATATTCAGTTGCTAATAGAATTTTTAAACTGTCCGCGAGCATTTTTGTTCCTTTTGTATTCTTTTGGGGTATTTGGAGTTGGGTCCGAATCCGTTACATATTTACCTAACAGCATGGATCCGCCATTTCTTGTCTGCGCACCACCTAGAGCACTTTCTACTGGAGCAATTGAACCTGCACCGGTACCGCCCACACTGGCTGTTTCCATAATTTCTTTAAATCTCATTAGCGTATCTCCAACACATTATTATCCAGAATATCAGCATCACCGCTTTTGACTCGAACATTGCTGACCAACAGTTTTCCAACAGGATCTACCAATTCAAATCTCAACTGATATTGTCCTATAGGCGCCTGTATTTGTAACAGTTCTTCAATGTATGTATCGCGCCAAATCCATGTGCGTTCAGTAAACAATTCGTCGTTGACAAACACTCTGTATTTTGGAGAAACACTTTTCCATTTACAGTCAATATCACATAGTATCTGAACAAATTTAGTCTGCATAAGATATTTATCAAAATATACAGCTATAAATATCTGTATGTTAAAACTACCAGATATACGCCGTGTGCATGTTGAGTTGACCACACGATGCAATGCAAGATGCCCTATGTGCATGAGAAACTACCGAGGATACGAACACAACAGTGGGTATCCTGTAACAGAATTAAGTTTGACTGACTTTCAAAAAATTCTAACGCCCGAACTACTGACGCAACTGACACAACCAGACCCAATGACAGGCAATTTGGTGCCTGTGGTGTATGGATTTAGAGGTGTAAGTTTTAATGGTAATCTTGGTGACTTTGCCAATGCTCGAGACGCTGTGGAGATTATTGAATATCTAGTGGAACATAGAGTTCCAGTGATGATCAATACCAATGGCAGTTTACGAGGAGCTGACTGGTGGACACGACTTGCGCTACCCGGAGTGACCATTGGCTTTGCCATAGATGGCCTAGCTGACACACATCATTTGTACCGCCAAGACACAGATTGGCACAGGATCATTGAGCATGCAAAAGCATTCATTGGTGCTGGTGGCAGAGCTTTTTGGAGATTTGTGCCATTTGAGCACAATCGGCACCAAGAAGAACAATGCCGTAAACTCAGTGAAGAGTTGGGCTTTGTTAAATTTGAAAACATCTATGATGGTAGAGATCGTGGTCCTGTATACTCACGCTCGGGAGAATTCAGTCATTGGGTTGGACCAACCAGTCCATTACAACCACCTCCTCCACTCAAAGACATGCTGGCCAGTCATGTCACCTGGTACAACAAAAACTCAAAGTTTCCCAAAGATACTCCAGAGTTAAACATACAATGTATACACAAACGCAATCAAGAAATTTACATTGCTGCCGATGGTTCTGTATATCCCTGTTGCTTCTTGGGATTTTATCCTGGACAAATGACGCATCCGGGCAACGATGAACTGTCAAAGCTGGTCAAAGAAAACAATGCTTTAGAATATGATCTAGAGCATTGCCTTGAATGGTTTGAGTCAGTTGAAGAAAGTTGGAAAAAAACCAGCATTGCCGAAGGCCGGCTTTATCAGTGCGTAGACACTTGCAACAAAGTTAATCGAACTTGAAGTTGGAACAGATGTGCTCGTAGAAGTTGTTGCCAATTATCTCTTGACCTGCAGGACTAGAATGATAGCCAGGATCTTCTCCTGTAAAAGGATTCTGTCCACAAATTGCTTGCGGAGTTTTGTTTGGATGCAGTTGGATATAATGATCGGGCACAATAGATGGAAATGCTTGACGCCACAGATCAAGATTGCCCTGGTCAAAGGGCCACAGCAAGTTTGGCAACACTAAGAATTTGATACCGTCCAAGTACAAAGACAGCACACCTTCTCGAATGATCCACTCGTCCATTTGCTTCTTCCAGTGATTGTCATAGATTGCATCAATCCAGTGACGAACTGCTGTTTGCGTTTCTTTGCTGATTTTGCCTGATCTATATGGGTGCTTGTAGTTTTCTGCCAGCGTAAAAATTGTTTCGCAAATCATGTTGTAGTTATTGTTGCCGTAGTTGACATTGTTGATGCCATCTTCACGGTTGTAACCATTCTTACGCTCACGGTCTTGCAAGTGTCGCTCCAATGGAGGATTCCAACCGCCTGCTGGGATTGACCAGTCGTAGGGCGCTGCCTTGGCAGGTACTTCCATACGATCCCAGAATGTAGAACTGATCACAGCAAAGTCTGGTCGTTGTCTACGAATTTCATCAATTTGCACACGAATGCCTCCGTTGCTACATCCTTGTCTGGCAAGGTTTACCAGCTCAAATCCCAACTTGTCTGCCAGGACTTCTGACCAGGCTGTGCCTGGTAATGTTTGACTTACTGCTGCAAAGCTACAGCCTGCTACCATTAATTTCATAATACTATTTAATTGTTTAGATTTTGCAAAAATAATTTTGCACCTGGTCCAATGTTGTAACTATTAACATGCTCTTGACTGTGGAAACCACTGACAATACTGCCGTGTTGTGGCAACTCATCAATGGTATAAACTCCTGACGGAATAGTATAAGTGTCTGTGCCTGTGCCGGGTGGAGCAAAAGTTATTAGACCAGGGTGATGTTTGACTGCATGGTGCACCACCTGGTGATGTATATGCCCGTAATCACCGTGCTCGTCATGTGTGAGTACTAGATCAAAGTCCTTGGCTAGGTCCCAACACTTTGCATCAGCATCCTTGCTAGACCAGCGTGTGAGTTGCTTTTGTTCGTTGTCGTACCAATGATCTTCTAGTCCTAAAAACACAGTTGCAATACCACGCCGATTCCAAAACTCAGCTAGTTCACGGCCCCTGGGCGAAGTGTTGGTATAGGTCAAATATCCCACTGTCCAGTCAAGTGCAGGATACGCATACATAAAACTATACGCAAAAATCACACAGTCGTCGGGATGCGCAACAAGAGCCAGAGCTTTCATACATACTCCTGCGCTGAACTAATTCCTTTGGAAATTAACATATCTCTATAGGTTTGTTTTTGTTCAGCACTGAATTGATCCCATGCTCGTCTATGCACACTGACAGTCAGTACTTGGGACTGGTGCATGTTGGCCAATTTGATATCGGCCATTGCCACTTCGCTATGACAAAGATTAATGATTGAAAACTTGTTTCGTTTACTGTAGTATGAATCAAGACCACAGCAGTATTGTAGCCAACCTGAATACAACATGAACTCAGTCAACATACCTTGTGCCTGAAACCATTCGGCGAATTTTTCCCCTACTCTGAGTTCAATATCTTTTATCATTTCACGCACTGGTTGCACATGGAAAAAGAATGGCACACCGCCAGGGCCTGCTTGCAGTTGCAGATCAATGTTGAACAATTGATTTATTATCTTTCTCGATGGCTCAAACACCGAATAAATTTGCAAGGTTCCCACATTCAATCGATTTTTTTGATCAAACAATTCGGACAACAACAAAGGCCTGGCAAATATAGTTTTGGCATCTAGGATCATGCTCCAAGGGTTTTCACACATGGCTGCGCCCAGTAGCTTCAACGCCTGTTGACTGACCCACCCATTTTCTACAAATGTGCAATCAAAGTAGTCTCGGTGAGTCAATTTGACCAGATGACTCATTGAGCCCCACCAGTTGAAATCAATTTGAGACATCACGCTGGGATCATCATTCACAATCACATGGATGTTTTGAACACCTATGTCTTGGCAATACAAGTCTATGCTTTGAGCTTGGAGTTTGAGAACAGAGAGTTCATCTTGAAATACAACAGTGACAATATCTATCATGTAGATATGTATCACCGTGTTTGGTTGGTATTAAAATTTACTCATTTGCTGGATAATTTGAATGGGTGTCTAAATGGGTGATTGGCAGCAGTACGACCGCACATTTCGCAAACTAAATTTCTATGATTTTCTTTTGCTGATTCCATTACCAGCAATGAACTAAACAAAGAACGGTTGGCCTCTGATTCGAATGTGCCTGTTTTAATTGCATTCAATGCTTGATCTTTAGTGGCTTGACGCAATTGATCTCTAGTACGACGGGCCTTTTCTAAGTCACTTACATTGGCAGGCAACTCATCAGGCTCATCAGCATCGGTTGCGGCCATAGAAGATGGAACTTCGGCAGCTGGCTCATTGACTGTGTTGATAGATTTAGATGCAACTGCTTCGGGTTCAGGACCAAACATGCTGAGTTGCTCGCCGCCATCTCCAGCAGGAACAGCAGGCGCCGCACCCATTTTAGCGGGCAAGGTCATAGCGGGTTTGTCAATCACATCAATAGTAGGTGCCGGTGGGTTTGCAAGTTGTTGTGCTACCTGTCCCATTGCAGGACTTGTTGTAACAGCAGGTGCTGATGGTGCCAATTTCTGCACATCTCTTTGTTTGACATCGGCTTGTCGTTGTTGAGATTTCTCACTGCGATCGCCTACATTCAGATTGATAACGCTGGGCTTGTCAGAATCTTTGGGTGTGTCTTTGGGTGTGTCTTTAGGTGTGATACCAGCCTGCTGAGCCATGTCGTTTATTTCTTGATTCAGCTGATCCAATTCTGCAGACAACTCATCGTTTTCTTGATCTAGGTCAGAAATTTTAGAACTCTGTTTGCGAGCCAAATCTTTCAGTTGATTATCAACGCTGTCTTGACGCTGATTTGTTTTGGCCTGTGTTGATAGGTCTTGGCTGGTATTCTGTTGATAGTTGAGATCATGCAAGGCCAATGCTTCGATGTCACTGTTGGCCTGTGGATACTTGGCATAGGCTGTTTTAAGAGCAGTGTTTAAAGTTGCGCTTTTGACATCTTTTCGATCTAGCGGAGAATTAGATTTTTTTTTTGAATCTTGTTCCAGTAGATCACCACGACGGCCCAGCTGGCGCAACAAGGCAGTAAACTTGTCTCCACGACTCATTATATCGTAAACAAAATTGTAACGATCTTGGTCAGACGGCAGTGTGTCATAATACCCAGCAATTGCTTCAATGTCGTCATCATCTAGGTCAACAGCTTGATTGGGACCAAACTCCAAGCGGAGATTTCTACTGAGTCTTGGGCGTTTGTTCACATAGGCTCTGTGCAACAGTGCAAAGTTGGCTGTGCCCAGCGCACGGCTTCCTGGAGCACCATACTCGAGTAGATTATCTTTAACTGGCACACCAGCTAGTTCTGCAATTCGAGACAGTGATTCAGACATTTGATCTTCATCAATGGCTGCTTTTGTGTAAGTACCATTTGGGTTTAATTCCACTTTGGTTGGACCCATGCTTCTAGAACCAACAGCCATTGATGGAGCATTAACAACTTCTCCTTGACCTGTGGCTTGACCTGGCGCCCACTTGTACTGCTTGCCGTTATATGTTAATATTTGAGTGCTGTTATCGTACTGTGCCTGAGATTTTTCAAGACTCCCATAGTCTACTGCCGGCTTATTATCAGGTGCTGTAACTGTAGCCGTTGGTTTCATTCCACCAGTGAAGCCACCTTGTCCATCAGGTGTAACTCTACGAGTAGTATCCGCACTTGCTCCGCCTGCTCCTAATGCCATTGATCCTGCTAGTGCGGCTGCACCTAACTTTTCTTTCCAACCTTCGGACATGCCACCCCGTGTGACCAGCCCAATTTCCAAATCAGGACGATTCTTTAATATGGCATTTCTTGTTTTCAATGCGGCTTCTTTGCTGGTAAATGTAACATCTTTGCCGTCTTTGCTCCACACCTTGCCGTTGATTTTTAATCCCCATACTGGTCGACCAACTTGTGGATCTTGTCCTTCTGGGTCTCTTGTGCCACGAGCAAAGCCTGTGCGATTGGCGTGATAGTTCTGGCCTGCTTCATTGATTGATTTTTGTATGCTATGGTAAGCACTGATTAGATCACCGAGAAAGTCTTCATCATAATTGAAGTTATATTTTGCGGCTTTCTGGCCTAGGTCGTTGACTGCCATGGGCCAGGCAGCGTTTAAGATATCATCTTCAGATTGCAAGCCTGGCGGCAATTGTTGTGCCAGTTGTTCGTGATAGCGAGAGCCTGTGGATTCTGGCAATGGCTTGTCTAATTTCTTTATTGGAGGCTTGGCAGGTGGATGGTAAGCTGATTTAGCTCTATTCTGTGTGCCTAATATTTTGGGATTGTTTACTCTGGGGTATCCAGTTTTGAATGGTTCAGCTGGTGGTTGTTCATCGGCTTCGGCCATGCCACGACCTAATTGTTGTAAGTCACTAGTAAGTACATCTTGTGTGACTCCGCCCATGCCCTTAGAAATGGTAATACGAGAATGTTTACGATCCTTACTCATAGCAACTACTTTTGCTGGTTGTTCAAGATACCTTACAGTGTCGCCTACTTGTATGGTTTTCATTGAGACACCGCCAACATTGACTGGAGTATCACCTGCAAAGTTACCCTGGTCGCCCCAAGGATTGTCGCCTTCCGCCACACCTTTTTTCACTATGTTCCAGTTATCATCATAACCGTATGTTTTTTTCTGCCATTCGTTGGGTGGTTGTCTAGGTTCTAGAATTGCCTTTATTTGGTCTGCCCTGTTATTGAGTTGTTTAATTCTTGCTTTGGCCTGCATTTTTTGTTCAGGAGAAGAGTCACTACTATATGGTATATCAACTAGACTTTTAATTTCATGATGTATGTCCATGTATTGTTGTTTAAGTTTGTCTCGTTGTGGATCACCACTTGGCTTCATTGGCGGCATTTCAACATCTGGTGCTCCCGGAAAACCAGCTTCCGCCACACCTTGCTGTGGGTCCCATCTAGCATCAGGGTTGTTCACCCAACCATCAAAGTATGCTATAGCACTACCTCGCATATTAGGAGGTGATCTAAACATTGCGGCAAAGTCAGCGTTTGGCATTTTCTTCATCCACATTTGCTTCCATTGACCTAATGTCATTTTAGCACCACCAGTGGTAGAACCCATATCATTGTCTGCTGGCATACCTTCCGCCACACCTTGGCTGCTCATTCCTTTGAATTCACCAGTGGCCTTATTGAACAGGCTAAGCCATTGGTTAGATAAGTCAATAAGTTCTTGATCTTCTTTAGGATCTTGTTGTCCCCGGTAGTCTGACCTCATTCTAATGCTATCAAGTAATTGGAGAAATTTTGAAGCATATTCCATTTCGCGGCGAATTTCCGCGACCTCAAGTTTTCTGCCAGCGAGCCTTGAAAACAAGTCAGTCCATCCTCTTTTATCAAAAAGTTTATATTGATTAACCAATTCTTCAACTTTATCATACACGCTAAATTTATCATCGGCACCTTCCGCCACACCTTGATCTTTTTTGGGAGCATTTACAGGCACAGTCTTGTACACACGCTTGACCGGATCCCACACAGTTTTGCGTGGCCCTTGTGCAGCCATCTGCCCCAGGCGTCGGACTTTTTCGTCCCATTCAGGGCCGTAATTTTGTTCACCTTCTGTGAGGTTGGGTTTTCGGTATAGGTCGTTTAGGTTCATGATATGTTATTTATTATTTTACTTGCCTAGTGCGGCCAACTCTGCACCATTGTTAAAGCTCTGACTCCAGCTGGCAGCACTTACACCACCACGATCTTTGCTCCATTTATACCCTGCTCTGTGCCCAGAACAATCCTTGGTACAAGGGCTTCCCAGAAATGAAAGTTCTCGCAGTTGCTCAGCGCCTTTGATGCCTATGACCATGTGGCGATTGTAGTCAGTTTCTGGATCCTGCAAATGCCGAGAACCTTTGTACAATACTTTTTCCAACGGATACAATTCAAGCAATTCGTCAAGGGTTTGATAGATGTGTTCTGAGCCGGGAGTGACTTGGTCCCTGCCCTGTAGTGCCACAATAGTGCCCGAAGGAATATGATCAAACCAGCCGTGATCCGACATGTCATTGGTGCTGGTGTTGATCACCACGCCTGGATCTTGTAATTTTCTATAGTCTATGCGATTTGCGTCTGCAGCCATGGGCTGTACTCCCTGAATACCCATGAGTTTTTGAATGTGGCGGCCTTGCTTGAGCCACTGGCGATTCTTTTCAACATCAATGATCAAGTCAATGGGCAGTTCCATTTTTCTCAACACGGTGCTTTGATTGCCATACCATGAACCCAGTACATAGGCCACTGGCACAGAGTCAATGCCCTGGTCAGCCATGATCTGTTCTAGTTCGTGCGCTAGCCATAGTTTGCTGATCACAAGGTCGTTGGTGTAGCTGCCAGTTACACTGTAGCCCGAGCTTTCTGAGATCAGCTCTTGAACTTTCATTGCGCATCTCCAAACAACGGCCCTGCAACCCAGGCACCTGATTGATTCAGCATGCCATCTCTTAGTTCGTTGATCATTGCATCAGTGATGTGTCTACGGCGCATGCCACCTCCTGGCAACAGATGAACCTCCACAGGTTCATCACCTTCTGTTTGCATTACGGCATGCATTCTGTGTCGTCCGTCGTGATCCTTGACACGAGCTGGCGGCTTGAACATGCCCTCTTCCCAGACAGCAGGAATATTGATGGTTAAAAATGG